GGGTCCAGCCCCCTCAGGAAGGTCTGGACCGCGGAAGGTAATTCGGGGCCTAGGTGTGTGCCTACCTTTTTATACACGGGTGGGGGAACTGCAAAATGCGGGCCCCCCCACGACTTGGCTAAGGAAAATTGGAATCAGGATTGACGTCGCTCCGGTACAAGCCGTAGCCTACGTCATCCAAAAGGAAAATTGCGTATAACAAAACAATATATCAAATACCAAGCCACTCATCGACGCTTGCTCGTGCCCAAGATGAGTCCGCGGGCCCTACTCACGCACGTGGGAAAGTGCTCCCACCTGCGCGCCCCGTTCAAAACTGTGTGCCACAACTCAAGGCGTTGTGGCGGGTGAAACACCGCGCGAACCGCGCGGTTGTCCCCATGCACTGGCGGCGGACGAAATCACATCATGCCCGAAGGCACGATGCGACGGTATGCCTCGTCGGTGGTGAGATGTGAAACCGACTCGAGCGTCGTCACAAACTCGAACCACTCATCAGACGTTTTCGTCCAGCCGTGTCGGATTGCGAGGTCGGCCTCCCGACGTAGGCCGCCCGTGGCGATCGTGTTTGAAATTTGACGATGTATCTGATCGGCAAAGCGCTCGTAGCGGGTATCGAGCAGCCGTTCTGGGTCGTCATTCTTCCACCACTCTGGGATTAGCTCTTCAATTGAGCCTGATCCGAGTCGGAATAGATCGTCACGGGAAAACATGTCATTGGAAATGTCCGGTGACAGGTCGCTCGCGATGGTTACTAGCCATCGCGCGATGCTGGGAACCCTATCCGCTATGGATCCAGCACGGGCCATCAATGCGGGCCCGACGACGCGGCCAAACATGTTGGCGTCACCTTCTCGTGCCGCTGCGACCGCTTCTGCTGCAGTGGTATAAAAGCAGTTTGAAAGCAGTCGGGGGACGTCAGGCACCGCGGTTGCAAGATCTAGACCGTGTGCATTCACCACGATCTTCCATCCGCAAAATTCTGCTACGTCCCCTTTGAGCCTCTGGAAAAGCTTCGGCCGATGGCCTAACTTTGTCCAGCGACTCTCCAGGTGCTCAATCTCTGGCTTCGTGAATGGCCTCCCAGTAAGCCATAATAGGGAGTCATCACCTTCCAACCAGATTTTGAAGCGCCTGTTGGTGCCAAATACGTCCGTGCAGACTTTGCCGTTGGGGTGCTGCATCGCACGCCCGCCGCGTCCACACAGGACCCAGGACCAGCACATGGCATTGATAATCCAGTTCAAAATGCTCGTGCCGCGGTCACCACTGCGGCGTATCGAATCGATCGACACGCTAGTACGCTTCTTGAAGATGGCGCGTGCCATCTCCTCTTGCGTGTAGGTGGCACCATTGGGTAGGTGCTCAACCTTCACCTTGGCCGTGTTGACCTGAAGCTTATACTTTGCTTTGGTATCCGCTTTCTTCCGTGCTTCCCTGTAATGATTATAAGGCAGCACGTACTTCTCGAGCCTTTCGAACATGACATCGATGATGCGGTTTTCGGTCAGATCGCGTAGCGGCAGTTTACAGCATGTATCCCATGCGCTGCCGTCATTTTCGAGCATAAATGCTTCGTACGCTTCTGACGCGCTCTTCATTTCAAAGGCCTCCTCACATATGGCGTGCATGCGCGCGCCTTTCGGTTGACCTTTGATTGTGCGCTTCTTGTAGTACTTGCAAATGTACCGTTCAAGCACACCTATTACCAGAGCAGACATAACAGCACCTGAGTCGCCGTCCGCGATAAGCATCCTCGGTGGCTTTCCCTTGCCCATTGGTTCCAACTTAATGGCGGCACTGAACTCAAAAGTTGGGTTCCAGCGGCACATCAAATTGGTCAACGCAAGTTCAGCCCTGGCTGTTGTCCATTTCTGGCTTTTAAGATCACCGTACAACACCCACTGTGCAATGTTATCAACTTGTGGTGAACTGCGTAATTCCTCACAAAATTGCTCAGTGATGTAAATGACCTCGTCTCTCTCCGCATCTGTCATGTCAAAGTCGACATGTTTCTCAACAATCCTTTTCTGCACGGCTTCTTGCAGATTGACTGGAGTGTTGGCATAAAACAGTTTGTCGACAATGGTTGGTCCGTATTGCACAGCCAGAGCCTGGTCACTCGTACTGGTGACAGGATCACTGTGCGCGTCGTAAATGAAGCGCGCGCCTGCTATATCACTCTCGTTGCCAACGCTGCCGAAGATCTGCTCTTCGACCGTTTTGTTGCCCACCATAGACTTAGGTGGTTCGAATGGGCTCTTGAGGTGAATAAATTTCTGCGAGCGCAACATTGCGTAGCGGCCAGCGCAACATGCCCAGTATTTGCCAAATGTGCTCTTGTTGGCTTCTGGACTGGCAATCAGCGCTGTGATGTATGGCCACACCTGGAATACCGCTTCCTGATAAAGCGTATCCTTGCCGATGTTGCCACCAACGATGGAATTTCCACGCATGTTTGCTAACTGGATGTTGGCGTTATGGACAGATTCCTTGCTGTCTGCTACCGCACCGACCATTGTACATGTGACTGCTTCAGCGTGCTGCTTTGCAGTCAAACAAATATCATAGGTGGAGCTCATATCATATCCCATCCACTCGAAGCATGTCTTCGTCGCTGACTCAAGCATCGACGGTTGACAAGCAGAGCAACGATCAATGACAATCGTCAACATCCAATAGCCCTCATCATCTGCGGCACGTCCCTCCTTGAGGAACCGCTCCGGACTTAGCACTTCCAGGAGCTGTGAGTGACACGACAAACACAAGCCGTGGGTTTTGCACGCAGATGGACGCAACGTCGGAGCAGCCATGCTGCCAGGAATACGCTGCGACACTAGTAGCCAACCTCCGAGGAGGCACACCTTAGTTTTCAGGTGATTTTGACCGTAATAATTCAGCACGAGTTGACCGGGGACAACTTGAG